AAAGGTTATCCGATCTTCGGAACCAACTCGAAAGCGGCAGCCCTGGAACTCGACCGGGGCAAAGGCCAGGAGGTTCTGGCGGAAGCTGGTATCGAGACGATTCCTTATAAGGTCGTCCCGACGATCCAAGCGGCTCTTGCGCATGTGGTTAAAACTGGAAAAGGATATGCGATAAAGCCCTGGGGAGGCGACGCTAACTCCGCGATGACCTGCGTGTGCAAGTCGGCTAACGAGGCGATTTTTACCCTCACCCGTTGGAAGGGCCTTGGCGTAAAGGGCGAGATCATGATGCAGGAGCTGGTCGAAGGCGTCGAGATGGGTATTGCTGGGTGGTTTGGTCCTGGTGGATGGTCCTCGGTGCTCGAGGAGTCCTTCGAGCATAAGCGCTTCATGAACGACGACCTGGGCGAGAACACAGGCGAAATGGGGACGGTGATCAGGCATGTGGAAAGCTCTAAACTCTTCGACCTGGTTCTCGAGCCACTCACTGATTACTTACATATGTGTAGGTATATTGGCGACTGTTCTGTTAATTGCGCTATCACACCACAGGGCGCTGTCAAGCCATTTGAGTTTACTATGCGACTTGGATGGCCAGACTTTTGCATTAGACAGGAAGTCTTCCGAGGTGATCCTATTGAATGGATGCATGACCTGCTACATGGTCGGGACACCCTCGTCGCCAGCGCAAAAATCGCAGTGGGTGTGCTCGTTGCCCACGGAGACTTCCCCCGGTGCAAGGATCCCCCTGGCACCTGGTGCGAGTTTCCAATCGAGGGGATCACGAATGAGAACTATAAGCATCTTCACTTTCAACAGGTGATGGATTGCGAAGTGCCGAGGCTGAACGGCAAAGGGGTGGTCCATGAGTCCATGACATGTACGGCGGGGGTCTACCCCCTGGTCATTACCGGATCGGGCGGTACGGTCTCTACGGCTGCCAAAAACGCATATTCGGTGGCCCGCTCGATCGATTTCCCGTCGAATGTAATGTACCGGACTGACATCGGAAAGCGGCTCAAGGCGGAGTTGCCGGTTCTCCAGAAGCACGGGTTCGCCAAAGGGATGGTTTACTAATGGCTACACCACAAAAGGGTCGAGCTGATTTCCTGGCCCTTGGGGACTGGAACGTCCGGTGCTCGATGTGTAATCAGAAACGCAAGGCTTCTGCGATGGTTCGGAACTGGCAGGGCCTGTATCGCTGCCCCGAGCATGATGAGGCTAGGCAGCCACAGGACTTCGTTCGTGGAGTGCCTGATGTGGTATCGATTCCCTGGACGCAGCACCCAGTAGATACCTTTACCCAGTTCTGTACCTTCAACGGGCAGTCGGCGATCCCGGGGATTGCAATTCCTGGCTGCATGATCCCCGGCAACCCCACTATCGTGCAGGCACAAGAGGCCGCGCTTGAACCAGTAGGAGCTATCTGATGCCTCAAAATTTCGTGGATAAAGTCGGCCCGGTGGTCTCGGCTGCCTGGCTCAACGGGGTTGATGGGACGTGTAACGTAGCTCTTGGTGGTGCGCAAACCGTTGCGCAAGCACAGTCGGTTCTTGGGATTGTTCTAGGTCCTCCAGTTTTCTTCTACCCGCAGACCTTAGCTGAATCCGCAGCGGGCGTAACTCCGACCAACACTACGTATGCCTCACCGGGGATTGAATCGGGCAATCTGCTCCGCTATGGCGGGACAGCACCAGCGACGATGCACGATGTAGTGTTTTTCGATGCCTCGCAAACGCAAGGGCTTATCGGGAATGGCGTACTAGTCGCAACCAATCTATGGTTTTCGAACGGCACGGCGTCTTCTCGCCCAGCCGAGTTTGCGAACGCCTTTGAATACAACGCGACGGGCGGCGGTACGCTCAACGACCCCTCCCATTTCGGTGTGGCTCTATATTCCGCTGCGCACATTACTGGTGGTTCTCGCGGCGTGTGGGCATTTAATTGCGTAGCCAACGTAGATGTAGCAACTCGACAAAACGCTTGCTACGCGATCGAAGCTGATGTCAATAACAATTCATCGAGCGACTGCAACATTGGCATAGTAGTATCCGACCAAATCGTCGGCGTGCTCGCGTCTAGCGGTGGCACCCACAAGCCTCTTGCGGCTTTCAAGAGTTTTGCCACTGCCGAAACGGCGCGCTGGCAAATCGGCTCGTACATATCCAACTGGAGTTCTTTCGGTATTCAAATCGTCCAAGACCCAGTAGGCGTCCCGCTCGGTGCATTAACTCCGGTGACCGGCCCCTGTATTGTTATGCAAGGCTCCAGCGCGGGTGCTGCAGGCCTTAACCCAATTCTCAGAATTTTAGATAGCACCGCGGCTCTTCGTTTGCAGATATTGCAGAACGGGCAACTGCAATTGCCCAACAATCTCGGTCTTGATTTTCTAGATTCTACTGGTACGCCTCAAACAGCATTATTCGTTTCACCGGCCAACAATACCTACCTTGCGTGCAGCCCGACTGGACCTGGTAATGGCTATCTCACGGATCAATCACTGGGCGTGAAATTTGCATGGAACTCTACAGGTCTTGCCTATTACGGTAAAGCGCCCATTGCACAGCCCACGACGGGAGTCGGATCAGCAGCATTCGCCCAGGTGGATCTAGTGAATGTAGTCTCTGCAGAGAGTACGTTCGACGGTTACACGCTCAGTCAAGTGGTCCGAGCGTTCCGCAATCTCGGGTTACTAGCATAGGAGATTTAATGATGGATAAAGTGCAGCCTCTCAAGAAACCCGATGTCAACACAGTCGCTCAGGGGATGTTGCGCGATATGGTTGGGAGCCTCGTGCTTGAGAATATTCAATACCAGGCACAGATCAAGCTTCTGGTCGCCGAAAATCAGGAATTAGGGAGGCTGGCCAAGGTCCCTGATCCCCGTGATCGAGACTCATGCAGGGAAACATGAGCGCAGTAGATGTCCTCTGGGGGCGATTAGGGACCGAGGAAGGTCGGCGTGCGTTTGCCTATAACGATGCGACTAGCAAACGGGTGACCTGCCAGCCGGGCGGAAATCTTACCATCGCCGTAGGGGTAAACCTTGAGGTTGGCCTGGACGATGACGAGATCAATTGGCTCTCCCAGCATCGAGTGCAGAAGGTCTCCGATGCACTCTCGGCCTATGCCTGGTACAGCGGACTCGATGAAGTCCGCCAGTCGGTCCCCCTCGATATCGCCTTCAACGCCGGGCTCCACGGGTTGCTCGGCTACCCCCATATGATTGCGGCTCTTGCCTCAAAGGACTACGCCACCGCAGCCGCGAACTGCACCACAACAACTCCAGGTCTTCAAGGAAGGTACGAAAACCTCCAAAGGATACTTTTAAGTGGACAGCCATAACCATTTTATTGCAACCGCAGCTGCTTATATCGGAGGTCTTACACGTGAACACGCACTATCGCTGGCGGTGGCCACGCTTACTGCAGTTCTGGGATACGTAGGATATTCGTTGTTTGAGGAGGTACGTGAACTTCACAGGGATCAGATAAATGCTGTTGAAGCAAGGGTGCTTCATGATGTGCTTGAGGAGAGGGAAATTACTGAACTCCGCATGAATCAGATCGAAGTGATCCGCCGACTCGCAGTTGTCGAAGCACAGCAAAAGGATACTACAAATGAGCGATGCTCCAAGTAAGTGGCAGAGCCTCTGGAAGCAGCACGGCACGAAAATCATAGGGGCGTTCTCGACCGTGGCAGGCATGCTATTGCTTCTGGATCATGAGACAATCGACCTGATGGCATCGCTGTTCGGACCGGTCTGGAAGCCTCGAATCACTCGGGCACTTCTGATTCTGATCGGCCTCGGAACCGCCTGGCGGGGGTTCACCAACAGTAGGAACCTGAAATCATGAGAATGTATTTGGAGCTTGCCGCGGTCCTCATTCTGAGCGTGGCGCTATGGTATTTCGGGTTCCACGAGCGGCAAGTCGGCGAGGCTAAGATCCGGGCCGAGGATTCCGCAGTGCTCAACAAGCAACTTATCGCCAACGCTGCGCTCGAGGCCCAGTGGCAGGCGAAGTCAAAGGAGGCAAGTGATGGATATGAGAAGGAACTATCAGACCTTAAGCTGGGCGCTGCCCCTGCTCCTATTGTACGGCTGTGCGTCTACTCCACGAGTGGTTCCGGCGCCCTGCCCACAAAGACCCCCAGTCCCACAGGAACTTCTGGTTCCCCCACCGTCGGAGGGGTACTTCCGACAAATGCTCAACCAGCTGATATCGGTGGGCAACTCTTTGCCCTCGCCGACCGTGCCGACCAACTAAGCGCCCAAGTCCGGGCATTACAGGAGATATGCAGATGAGTGCGAATATTGTTCAAGAGGTTCTGACGATCCTTCATACTGAGGTGCAGTTTCCCACTGGAGAGCAACTGGCCTCTGCGGTGGCGACCATCACTGGGACTGCGGCTGGCAATACTACGCCGATAGTGGTAACCCTTACGCCGACTGAAGCAACCGTAACCGTGCCGCTCGCCCCGGATACCTACAACTACTCCATCCAGAACCTGGACCAGAATGGAGCCAACCTGGGGACTCCCTACACGGGCAGCTTCGTGATTGCGCCCCCGGCTACTGTAATGCTCAACCTTATCACTGGGCTCTCGGCAACCTAATGCACCGACATCACCATACGTTAAAGCTGATTTGTGGGCTCAAGCCCAGGAGACATCATGACCACGACCATCAAGCCCCTTTCCACGGCAGGACAGCCAGCACCGACTCCGGCAACGGTCAGCAACCTGGTGAGCGAGTGGGACGCACAGATTCACTCGCGATTGACGGCGCTCGAGACAAAAGCCGCGAGTGAGGTCAAGTCGGTTGGCACTTGGCTCAAGGGCCAGTGGCCGCACTTGGTTAGCTACGCCGGGCTCGGGTATATGATTGTGAAGCATCTCTAGGACGTTCGGCGGCGGAAACAGCTGGGAGTTGTGTGCGCACATTAGATTATTCTTTTGGGCGTACACTAATTCCCCTGAGGAACACTCCATCTGACCGTGGTATCAGCTCCAACTGACCAGAACTCACGGCCCCTTTAACGATCCCCTCAAAATCCTGCAAGTCAGGGAAGTGCTTGTGGGCGAACTGATAGGCCACCGCGTAGGGGATTGGGCCGGGCTGGTCCTGGACGAACTTGATAAAGCGCTCTGCCTGGATGCTTTCGGTTGTTCTGCCGATCTTGTCGAATACCTTGGGCATGTCCTTTTCCAGGTCATTTACCATCAGCGCAGCGGTCTTGAGATCCTCCTCAAGGATAACCAGCTCGTCCCGCGCTGAGGCGGCAAGAACCATTGCAAGTTTGTGAATGTGGGTCTGCTTACGGGCCAGATAGCCGCCTAACCGATCATCGTTTTTAATCGTTTCTGGCGGTGTAGTGTTGTGAGCTTCGTACCAAAGCGTGCCCCACTTGATTGCGGAATCGCTGAGAACATAGGGGCCACAAAGTTCTGTTGCAATGTGTGTGAGGTCGGCTGCGAGGAGGTTTTGTTGGATCATAAAGTCCTTTGGGATCTCCTGTGCCGGATAAGCAACGAGTTTCTCTTTGATTTCTGCATAGACAAACACACATCGAGAGGTAAACCCGCCTCCGATAACGGATTCTGGGAAATTCCCTGCAATCCACCCCGGCGTCGTACAGGCGATCAGATTAATCCAAGGATTTTCAACCAGGTCATTCCCTGCGGTCTTAGTAGCCTTTTTGAAGGATCCTTGCTTGGAGTCCCACAGGCAAACCAGGAGGTCAATCATGTCGCGATCCTGGGGATTGACTAGGTTGCCGAACTCGGAGGACTCCAGCGTAATCGCGCACATGGGGTAGTAATCGCCGCCCATCTCGAAGCTCTCTGTGCAGGAAGCAAACGCAGTGACCAACGCTGGCCAGCTAACCACGTCGGGGCCAAAGTTGATCCCAGGAACCTTGCGTAGGATATTCATCGCAATAGCTACGGTGGAGGACTTGCTGACGACTCCCGGCGGGGCAACGAAGACTATATAGTGGTTGACGTGCCACTGAAAGTACTTCATGTCTATCCAGACTCGCCGCCTGAGCGCCCCTGCGAGCGCGGATACCCCCGCCCAGAAGTGCATTCGCTTAGGAGCCTCACTGAACCCAGCGTAGTCCACGTAGGCTTTGAGCCAGTCGGGGAAATGGCGACTCATGGAGGGTCTTCATAAAGGTTATCTGCTACGTCTTCGCTGGCTATTGTATAGTCCTCTGGCCCTGTGATCCAGAGTTCAGTCTTCCAGCAAACACGGCGGTCGAGCAGCATAAGTGAGCCGCCGTGCCAAAGTGGGAAACCTGCGTGGAGTGGCCTTAGCCTGGGAATACCACACGGATAGTGGCCTCGCCAGCCTCTTTCGATGTGTATGTAAGTTCTGTATTTGTAGCGATGCCAGAAAA